TTTTTTATAATGTTTTCCATTTCTTCTTTAATTTTTTTATGGTATTCTTTTAACTGGTCAATTTCAACTACTTTATAACCACCCGTATAGCCATACTCATTAAAGAAGTCATACATACAACATTCTATTGTAGGTGGATAACCTTCAATATATTCTTTATCAGCTGCTTTAAAAGTATCTATAAGATATATTATGAAGAACTCTTTACCAGATAAAATATCAAGTTTTTTTATTTCTTCATCAGTAAGTGTTCTACTCATAAGATTAACCCTTTACAAGATCTTTAAGCTCTGTGACAATCAAGTCCATAGCTTCTACCTGATCTCTTGTGCAGTCCTTGATCTTCTTACCCTTGCCGAGATACTTCTCGATAACCTGGATAATTCTCGGCTGCCAGTAATCTCTGAAGTGCATACCTTCTTCAGTCTCTCCAGTAGCATCACTTGAACCAGGGATATTCGCAACGATGCTAGAGAACTCCTGCATAAGCTCGTCAAAGTCAAGAGTAGAAGTAGTATCAATATGAACGTTCTCTCTTGTTTCTGTGAACAGATCAGCACCGCTTTCTTCCATTTCCTTGTCGATAGCATCGCCAATAGCCTTAACAAGGTTATCATAACTCAACTCGATGTAGTCAGGTGTATGCTTGAAACGAGAACCAGCTTCGAAACGAGAAGTTCCACGAATAAATCCCATAACTTTCTCGCCGCCACCTTCTGTGGTTACTGAACGTGTATACATGATAATATCGCACATTCTTGCAAGAACATTGTTTGCTCTCTTATCAAGAGTAGGAACAATTTTATTGTACTGCTTTCCGCCTTCATCTGTAAAGGTTTTATCTGTTTCGTGAGAGATAACTACAAGACCATATCCCATTTGAACTATCTGGCGGAGACACTCGTCAAACTCTTTCTCAACCAGACCATATCCTTTACCGAAGCCGATGTCTGAAATAGTATCTGCTCCGTTGTTTGCGCAGATGTATTTACTACAATAATCATAAGCAATATCTGCGGTATCTATGATAATAGTTTCAAACATTTCCTTCGCCTTGTCTTCTTTGAGCTGGCGGAGAACCTGTCTGAACTCACTCCATGAATTTATCGGCTGTGCCATAGCACCCGGAATAGCTGAGTAACCTTTCTCAAACGCGAGAAGGAAGTGCTTTGGGAACTTTACGGCGGTAGTTGTCTTACCCGTTTTCCAACCACCATACATGAATACTGAATATCCGCGCATATCGCGAGAAACCTGATGAGGTTTTACATTGAAAATATCTATACTAGCCATTTTTATAACTCTCCTTCTTAAACCAAATTTCAAATTAAAAAATCCAAAGACCATTTTTGATTTTGAATTGCGATTGATTGCGCCCCGAGCAGCTAATCAATCATTAACTAAGTTAATAATCCCCAAAAATAGCTAAAAAGGAAGAAGAGCCAGAATGCTCTTCTTCCATAAGTTATTTAGTTAGGGGCTATTAGAATGTAAAGCCCTCAGTTGAGGTAGCTGCTACAGCCGGAGCTGCTGCCTGGCTAGCCTTGTACTCATCGCTTCTCTTCTTAACTTCTGCGAGGTAAACCTCACGATCAGCGATAGCTTTCTTAACCTCGTCAAGTGTGATGCCTGTCTCTGCGTTACCGATCTCATAAACTGCATCAGGCTTTGAGGTACCACTGATGATCCACTCACGGATGTTCTTTACGAACTCCTTAACTGCCGGCTCACCAAATGCTGACTCCTCTTCCTTACGAGTTACGATTGTCTCGTTGTTGATTGTACCCCAAACCTTTGTAAAGGTCGGATTCTGCGGAGATGCATCAAGTGACTCGAAGTACTTAATACCACCCTCGCTCTTTACAATGAAATCAACCGGCTTGATTGCACCCATGAAGTTGAATACCGCACCCTTTACAACAAGGTAATCTTTCTCGATATTCTTCTCCGGATCAGCCTCGACATAAACTGTGTTGTTGATAAGCATATCCATTTCAAATCTGTTTGTCTCTGCCGGAAGTGAGTTTACAACTGTTACGAAACCACCCTCATTTCTCTTTGCAGATACAAGAGTTTCATCACCGTTTCTATCGGTGTAGAAGTCGTTAAGGTCAAGTGAAGTGTCGATCTTAACCATCATAGCATTGTCTTTGCCAACTGTAAGAACAGTCTTGTTGTTGTCGATGATGCTCTTCAGTGCGGCGAATGTTGCGTTCTTTGCACCCTTCTTTGTAACCTCAGTTACGAATGTGAAGTGAACCTGAACAATATTCAGGCAATCCTCATCTGTGGCAACATCAAGTGTACCATTGATGAATGTCTTGCCGAAGTTATCACCCTGCTTCTGACAAACTTTTTCAGCCATCTTGAAGTCATAAACTCTACCTGCCAAACTTACTTTGTTAATTGTCTTACGCATAATCTTTTTCCTTTCGTCTTTTCCTATTTTTTCTTTATGTATATATTATATCAAAAATTTTTCAGAAAGTCAACCCTCTGCTTCGTTCGGGTTGGCTTCCGTTCCCAACGTAGTTAAACTGTAAACCACCGGATTCTCGCCAACTTTCTCAACGTATCCGTCAGTAACCAGCTTTCTCAATGCTCCTGACGCAGTTTTTGATGAAATACCCAAGCCCTCGCCAATTTCCTTTGCCTTAAATAAGTTGTTGTAAGTTTCTTTCTCTTTCTGCATATAGTCGAGAATCAACCTGCCATTTTCTGTGAACTGCGGACGTCCGCTATCACCGCTTATCTGGAGTCCATTCCAAAAATCCAGAGCATCGGGTGTGAATACCTTCTCCGGCGCGTCTCCCGCCAATGCAATAACCTCGTTAATAAATGCTTCTTTCTTTGTCATTTCTTTTTACCTGTCCTTTACAAAAAAGTTGTTTTTTCATTTCTTATATAATAATTATAACAAAATTTTTTTTAATTTTCAAGTAAGAGCAACTCATTAGCATAAGGTAATGTCTTTATCATGTCACAGAATGTTTTCCACTCCTGGAGTTTATGGTCTTTCCTCCAGTGATAGATCTGGCGTAGAGTTGCGTAATTTGCTGTCCACATTCTTGTCTGTAGCCAACTTTCGGGGAGCCAACGCACAAGTTCTTTCCAATATCTCTTATCTTTTGTTTCAAGGTATTTCTGACGAAGTGATTCGAGGAAACCGATCATAGTTTCAGAGTAGTAATAACTACTTTCATCTGTACCAACATAATCGGCAATACTGCGAGTATAATCAAAAGGATTATCTCCGCTGGTATCAATGCCTTCCTCAAAAATTAGATCTGAATCGTAATCATCTGTTTCAAAACAATCAAGAGTAATAGGTTTGCTTGATAGCTTGTGCATAGTAGAAGTAGAGTTCGCTACGGTTGCGACCTTGTAGGTGTCCATTTCTTTCCCAATTCGGACTATCTTTTACTCTCATAAGAGAGGATACCATTTCGGCGTTTAAAACACTTCGTTTCCTAAAATGCTGCTACGTATCAATAGTAGCCCTACTCCCCTGCCCAGAAGGCTTAGGGGATAGTCTCTACAGGTTCTAATTATATTAAATCTAAAATAGTAAAATCTTGGTCATAACTTATAATTTTTAATATAATTAGTTTCCCACGGGATTCTCTGGGTGAGTTCCCCGTTAGCCACATTATTGTGACCCCTGCTGATAAGCAGGAAAAGTATTTCATTGGCAGTCAGAAATGAACTTTCTACCAATATAATGGTGCGGTGATGTCGGCACTGAAGAATATCTGGCGCATAAACTTATCATGCGGGGTTCCCGCCTTTACAAGCCTCTGTGCCAAATCAAGATCATTCTTACCGAGTATCATCATAGTACCATAGTTAGCGAACTCGCTATCTGATTTATCATAACTTTCCATGGCATGACGCATGCCATGGATAGCATTTTCCCAGTTACCTGTCCAAATTCGTTCTATTTTCATACAAGTTCCTCTGCGACTTCATCTATAAAGCCTTTTGCAATTCCGTCCTCAACATCATACCAAATATCATCTTTGCGAATATCTTTGTATTCTTCTTCTGTTATGTTTGTGTTGTTAAGGACAACTTTCTTTAACTGCTCAAGTTGTTTCTTATAGAACTGTGTATAGTTCTCAAACTGCGAACTCGTGCCACCATTCTGTGTAGATCACTCATGGAACAGGAATGATGCGTGTGGATACGCAATTCTCTTCTGACCTGCGATAAAGCTGAAGAAGCCACCGCTGTAAGCGCAACCGATGCAGATAGTCCATACCGGAGTCTTGCTCATTTTGATTGAGTCGATAATAGTGAATGTATCGGTCAAAGATCCACCACAAGAGTCGATATAGAGTTTAATAGGCTTTCTTTCCTCTACCGGAATACCCAGCTTATTGTCGTAGTTATTCCAGAAACGGATAAAACCGTCGATAGCTGATCCGGTTCCCGGGTTAATATCGTAGAGATAAGCCTCTCTACTTATGCCGCCCTCAAGAGCGATAACATCTTCAAACGTACTTATATTCTCTTTTAAATTGTCAGTAACTCCATTTAAAAGATCATTTAAGTCAATTTCCTGTATTTCAAAATCTGACATATGCACCTCCTTAATTGTTCCCTTTAAGAGTATTTAGACCATATTCTTTTGACATATATAAATTGATGTAATATTTTTCTTTTTCGTCCAGTTCTTTTCTTTCACATTCTTCTAATACTTCCCAAGAGAAGTTCTGAATGCCAAATTCTTGCATAGAACGATAAAGTTTATTTCCCACGGGTGTATCTATTCCTAATCCGCATTTAGCATGGTCTTTCCAGCGAGAAGCAAGATCCACTGCCTGCCCTATATAGCACTCTTTTGTTTTTTGATTAGTGAT